TGATTATATTGAAACATTTAACGACAAGTTTAAAGAAATATTTAAAAGAGGAAACGACTAATGGCTGCTGTAACTAGAATAGGTGACGCTGATGTTTCTCATTGTAGTGGTATGGTAAGAGCTGCAGGATCAAGTAATGTATTTGTGAATGGTATAGGAGTTTCAAGACAAGGAGACACTAATACCGCTCATTTATTACCAGGCGTTCCTTGTCCATCTCATGCAGCCGTTATTGCTTTAGGATCGTCAACTGTAAAAGTAAATGGCAAAGGTTGTGGTAGAGTAGGTGACGCTATAGCGAGTTGTACTGCTGTGGCTGCTGGGTCAAGTAATGTTTTTGCAGGTGGTTAATATCGGTATAAATAGTATAAGTAGGAGAGATTAAATGGCAAGTTATGACGCAGGTACACTAACAAATAAAAGTAAAAGAAGTTCAAGAATCTTTAAAGATTTGAATTTAGACTTTCAAGCAAACACAGCAACTAAAGACATTCAAAAAATGTTAGATGTTGATGCGGTAAAGAGAAGTGTACGAAATCTGATTAACTTAAATCATTATGAAAAACCTTTCCATCCAGAAATAGGGTCTAATTTAAGAGCAATGTTATTTGAATTAATAACACCTCAAATGACTCACGTTATTGGAAAACAAATAGATCAATTAATAAGAAATTACGAACCAAGATGTAGATTAGTTCAGGTTAATCCAATGCCAGATTTAGATAGAAATGGATATGCAATTTCAATATCTTTTTATGTTGTTAATAATCCTGAACCAGTAATAGTCGAATCATTTTTAGAAAGATTAAGATAATATGGCAACTAAATTAGATATATCACAATTAGACTTTGACGGTATCAAAGATAATCTAAAAACTTTCTTATCACAACAAGATGAGTTTACTGATTATGATTTTGAAGGTTCTGGAATGAATATCTTATTAGATGTTCTTGCTTACAATACACACTACCTTGGATACAATGCTAATATGTTAGCAAACGAAATGTATCTTGATAGTGCTGATCAAAGATCAAGTGTAGTATCATTAGCAAAACAAGTTGGTTACACTCCAAAGAGTGCTACGGCTTCACAAGCAACTATTAATGTACTTTTGAATAATGCAACAGGAACATCTGTTACAATGTCAAGAGGAACAAAATTTACAACTACGGTTGATGACACAAGTTATTCTTTTGTTGCAAATGCTGAGTTAAGTATTTCTCCGTTAGATGGTGTTTATCAATTTTCTAATTTAGTAGTTTATGAAGGTACATATCTAAACTACAAGTACACAGCAAACACAAGTGACACCGATCAAAGATTTATTATACCAAATGATAATGTTGATACTGATACTTTAACAGTTAAGGTTCAAGAATCTTCTTCGGACTCAACAACAAACACATATAAATTAGCAAGTGGTATTACAAGTTTAGATTCTACATCTAAAGTTTATTTTTTACAAGAAGTTGAAAATGGAAGATTTGAAGTTTACTTTGGTGATGGTGTTTTAGGAAATGCAATCGCTGATGGTAATATTGTTATATTCGATTACATTGTTTGTAACCGAGATGAAGCAAATGGCGCTAGCTCATTTACATTATCAGGAACAGTTGGTGGTTTTTCAAATGTAACAATTACAACAGTTAATAATGCTGCTGGTGGTGACGCTCCTGAAACAATTAAATCAATTAAGTATAATGCACCAAGAGATTACACAGCACAAGACAGAGCAGTAACCTTAGATGATTATAAAGTTTTAGTTAAGAGTTTATATGCTAATGCTCAATCAGTTCAGGTTTATGGTGGTGAAGACGCTGCTACTCCTGACTATGGAAAAGTTTACATTTCTATTAAAGCAAAATCAGGTTCTAATTTAACAGAAGTAACTAAAACAAGTTTAGTAGCATCTCTTAAATCATATGCTGTTGCTTCGGTAACACCTGTGATTATTGATCCTGAAACAACTTTTATAACTCTTACAACAACTTTCAAATACAACTCTGGTTTAACAACTAAAGACGTATCAACATTACAAACAAATGTAATAGATAGTATTTCAAGTTATAACACAAGCACACTAGAGGATTTTACAGGTATGTTTAGATATTCAGGAATTACAAAAACAATTGATGATGCTGATACTTCTATTTTATCTAATATCACAACTGTTAAAATGTACAAATATATTACACCAACTTTAAGTACTGGATTAAAATATACTCTATCATTTAACAATGCTTTCTATAATCCACATAGTGGACATAATGCTTCAGCTGGTGGTATCGTTTCTTCAACAGGATTTAAAATTAATAACGACAGTTCAGAAAATGAACATTTTTTAGATGATGATGGTGCAGGAATTGTTAGAGTTTATTATTTAAATGGCTCAACTAGAGTATATACAGATGCTACTTACGGTACTATTGATTATACGTCTGGAGAAATTATTTTAACTTCTGCTAACATAACAAGTATATCAAATGTTGATGGAGCAGCTAGTACTAAAATAAGAGTATTTGTTAAACCAAATTCTAATGATGTTATTCCTGTAAGAAATCAAACACTATCTATTGATCTTACAAATTCATTAATAACTGGATCGGTTGATGAAATAGAAAGTGGTAGTTCACAAGCAGGAACAACTTACACAACTACCAGCAGTTATTAGGTGTTAGGTAATGGATAAAAAAAAAACAAATAAGAAAAAACTATCCACACTTGTTAGACAGCAAGTCCCTGATTTCGTTTTAGAAAATCACCCTAAATTTACAGAATTTCTTTCATCTTATTACCTGTTCATGGAATCTGCTGAATTAAATTTAGATACAGTCACAGATATAGATCAAATACTTTTAGAAACAGTAGGTACGACAGATAGTTATATTTTACTTAATCAATCAACAAAAAATGGTTTAGATGCAGGTAACAAAATTGTTGATGAACAAAATACTTTTGGTGGTTCATTTCAAAAAGGTGAAGTCATTACAGGATCAACATCTGGTGCCACTTCAACTGTCTTAGCAGAAGATATTATATCCAATTCAAGATTATTCGTTTCAGCAAACAATGGTTGGATAACAGGAGAAACTGTTACTGGTTCCACTTCAGGTGCAACTGCTAAAGTTTCTAAATATCGTGCCAATCCAGTAGAGAACATTCAACAACTTTTAAACTATTCTGATCCTGACCATACGATAAGTGATTTCTTATCTCAGATGAAAGAGGAGTTTCTTGATACAATTCCTACTGATATAGCTGCCTCAGTAAGTAATAGAAAATTAATTAAGAACATTAAATCCTTATATAGAGCAAAAGGTACAGCAAAAGCACACAAGGCTTTTTTTAGAATATTATTTAACGAAACTTCCGAAGTATATACTCCAACAGATGATATGTTAAGAGTATCAGCTGGTACTTGGAATGTTCAAACATTTCTTCGTTGCACTCAAACAGCAACTCAACAAGTATATGATCCTATTTTATTAATAGGACAAACAATTACACAAGCAAATGATCCTGGTGACGTAGCAGTAAATGAAGCAACTGCTGTTGTAGAATCAGTACTTAAATTTCAAGAAGGTAGTACACAAATTATTGAGTTCATACTTAATACGGAAACAGTAACAGGTACTTTTGTAACTGGTGCTGAAGCGACTGGAATAAATAATGAAGATGAAGATGTGACTATTGGTGTAACCGTAGCACAAGCATTATCAACTGCTGTAATTACAAATGATGGAAATACATTAACAGTCGGTGATGAAGCAGTATTAACTGGCGGTGCAGGTTCTGGTGCAAGAATTCAAGTATTAGATATATCTGGTGCAGGTGTTAGTGAAGTTATTCCTAATGCTGCTGGAGCAAATTATGAAGAAGGAGATACTTTAACATTTAGTTCAGGTACTGCTCAAGCAAAAGTTTCTGTAGTTAATGGTGGTATTGCTCCTGAGTCAGGAAGTTTAGATATTCATGTTGAATTAGAAACTGGAACAATTACAGGCGGTGGTTCTGGAGATTTATTATTAGAGGAAGCCATTGATGATGGAGCAG